GGACTTTTGGTTGGTTGGCTAGCCCCGGATTTCCAGGAACCTGGGTCCGCCAAGAACACCCTTTTTGGTACCTATTCCCACCCCACACCCCCCAACGTAAACAAACCCTGAGTCGCGCTTATACATGGGTAATTAATTTGTACTTCAAATGTAATGGTTGACATCAAGAAAATACCTGACAAGCTCACAGATTCCGAGAAGAAGAAGATCAAGCAGGAGAACAAGGCGAAGGCGAACCCCGCGCTGGCGGCAGCCAACAAAGCTAGCGCAGACGCCAAACGTAAGCGCCGCGAAGAGTCAGGTTCTACAAAGGCATTTTCTTAATGGCTTTATATCCAGGTTGTAATGAGAGCGGCCCATTCCTCGCCGCGAAACGTGACGTCCTCTGTATACTCGTACGAACTGCGTATGAAGTTCCGCCGGACGTTGTACACGTCATCCTTGTCCTTCACGAAAAAGAACGCCGCCACCTGACCCACTAGACCAGAATGTATATGTTTCTCTTCCCACCCGATTTCGCGAAGTTCATCGTCATTTAGCCAAGTAAATATCATTTAATTATCAATAGGTCCTAACTCTTAAGACTCGATAATAAACTGAGTGAACAGTAATGCCGACTATAAAGCGAAATAGTCAGGGCAGTAACAATGTGAACCGAGCACATGCTGCTGGTATCATCCAGGATCTAGTAGAGAGAATAGGCTCACCGTACAAGTTGACTCTGCGTAACGTCAAGGGGTCTGGTGGGTACTACGCACTGACTGGTAACAACAACGAGTTTTTGGGGTTTGCTGTAGTGTCTAACAATCCTAATAGTGTTAGACACCTAGAGCTGATCGCAACGCGGTCAGGCTATGGAGACATGCTCATGCGACGAGTCATCAGCAACGCAACTAACAACAAAAAGAACGTGACACTGGAAGCAGCTGCTAACAGGCTTGTCAACTACTATAAGAAATATGGGTTTCAGCTTACGGGACAGGGACGGCTTATGAAATTACCGCTAAGTTAATTACACTCTAGTCAAGCGAGATCTCCTTGATGGTGCGCATCACGTGGTAGTGCTTGTCATTGATCTGGGCGATGTAGTTGTCATACGGCATTCCTCGAGCCGCCTCCAGAGCCTTGATATCGCTCGTGTAAGTTCCTACATAGATGGGTACGGTCTCCTGAGCCGTCAGGTAGTACACAGCATACTTGCGGTTGATGTTCAGGTCCAGGATCCGGTTGACGGTAAAATAGAGCATGTCAAAGTTTGAGCGCTGCGCCCCACGCGTCTCCCAAATCTTGTTAAACTCCTTGCGGGCAGACACCACCTCCTGGAAGCGCGGGATGCAAGCCCAGATGAGGTTCTGAGCGATGCTATCCAGGCGCTCGTAGTGCTCGTGCTTCATCTTGCGGTGAATACCGAGCTGAAAGAGATGGCTCTGAATCTCCTTTGCAGCATCCAGAGACAGGCTCTCGAGAATCTTAGACTCGTCAGAGTCGACATTCTTGTGAAGGATGCCGCGCTTGTTGCTCCACACCGTATCCCCAGACTTGGCCTTGTCATCCAGAAAGCGAACCACCTTGCGGGTTCCACACTCCTGAGAGATGATATACGCCTTGACAAGGGAGCTGAGCTTTCCGGTGATGCGCGTGGACTTGCAGTCATCAGAGAACTCATGGACGGTGTAAAAGGGAGCCATTGCGTTTGTTTTTGGCTGTCCTTATGAACTTATAACCTAGGTTATTTGAGTGCACCCTTTTTGGCCAGTGTGAGTTTTTAAAAAATGCGTCAGTCGATGTCAACATTGCTGCTCATGATCGAGGCTTCAAAGTTGGCAACGAGGTGCATAGTTTCGCTCAGAAGCTTGACAGTCTCCAGATGCTTCTGCGCCGTTAGGGTGTCAGCACTGGAGAGAGACTGGCGGCCCTTGCCGATATAGACGTGCATCTGGTTCATCAAGGCGGCGCGGGTCACGGTGGGCGTGGAAAACATGGTGGGTTTGTATTTTTTTGTTGGTTGGCTGACCCAGATTTCCACAAACCTAGGTCTTTAAAATGCACTCTTTTTACTTAATAAGGGTCCTCGAATGCGTTGCGGTTCAGCCACTTCATTGTGTTGGTCAGATTCTTAGTTACGGATACGCGTGTTGCTGGGCGGCCTTGTGCATTCACCCACCTGCCGAATCTCTTTGGCTCAATCATCGTCTCGCCGCTCAGTCTGAGCCCCGAAACAAGCTTCATGAAATCGCTATTTTTGAGTGGCCTGAACGCGCTCATAGCTTTGTTCGCATTCTTATTTCTGTTGTATGAGTTTTTTGCGCGGAGAAGCTCTGCTGCAAACTGATCCCGGTTCATTTAAAGGTACAAAGATTTAAAAAACCTCGTCTCATTCCATCAAATTTTGTTACATAGTCATCCACTACTGGATCAGGTAACAACTCGAACAATACTGAAAAGTGATACGCTCTAAACCACATAAAACCATTCGGGTTACCCAGTGTACCGGGCTGACACTTGTATATTCGCAACCCACCCTCTACGTAAATTACATCATCTATTTCACCAATCACTCTGAGAGTTTTGCCTAAGAAATCCAGCTCGTCAGTGAATTTAGCACGTTTATCAAGTTTAGTCAGATGGGCATCATCGCACGAAGGTATTACAAATAGCTTTTCTGGGTTGCACAGACTAATGATGTTGATTAGCATTGAATTTCAACGATAAAAAATGTGTATGAATTAAACGTACTACTCGTCCTCGTCCTCGCCCGGGATGGCTGGCATCTCCTCAACAGCCATAACAAAGTTGACGATGTTGCTCAGCTTCTTGTTGAATACTCCACCCTCCATAGGGATGCACGAGATGGGCCCGCAGCCAGGAGTGAACAGGTACCGGCAGATATAGTCCTCGTTATCATCCTTGATGATGGCCACGTACTGCTCCAGTGGAATCTTGGTCTCTGCGTGAGAGCGAGCATCCTCGAAGTTGTCATAGGATGCCGCAAAGGTGACCTTATCAGCCCCAGGGAGGTGGTAGTACACATGAACAGTCTTCGGCTGATACTCCACCTCAATCTCATACACGGACCCGTTCCACTGCATACGGCCAATCTCCTTCCCATATTCAGGGAAGGATACATAGCCGTTGCCTCCACTCGAAGTGGGGTTGACCCGGATGTAGCTGAGACCGCCAGCCAGGTACACAGTCCAGCCCCGGTACGAAGTCAGGATCTTGAGAGGCTTGCCCATAGCGTCGGAGAGGTTCTCAAAGGCTGGAGTGGTATCTGCATCCATAATAGTCTTCATGTAGTCCCAGTCGGTGACGTTGGGAGCAGGAGCAAGCATCGAGTTCTCATACTGGGTCATAGACACGCTAAGAATCTTCACGGAGGTGGCCATCTCGTGTATAGGGGTCTCTGGGTTTTAGGTGGATGCCTGGCTATTAAATCTGAAAACCTGGGTCCAGCCAGAGCACCTTTTTTAACGTCACTTATGATATATGGACTGTCTATTTCCTAAAAAAGAGCTGTACGTGATAGTCCCCTACTTTAACTTTTGCGGGTTTGATAATCGCTACCGACTCTTCATCGAGTTTATACAAAGACTCAAGGGGGTCCATATAGTCATAGTAGAGGCTACTTCACCCAAACCTCTGCCCAAACTGGGTGTATTCAAGCACATCAGGGTGGAATCGCCCAAGTGCCTCTGGATCAAGGAGAGCCTCATCAATATAGGAATCAAAAGCCTCCCAGCCAAGTGGAAGTATGTGGCATGGATAGATGCAGATCTGACGTTTGTGAATAAGAATTGGCATCTGGACACGATCAAGGCTCTTGAAACCAATGACATTGTTCAGCTGTTTGACGAGGCTATATATCTCGGTCCTAACGGTGACAAAACCAAAACTGAAAGAGGGTTTGGATATATGCACGCCACAAGCGGTAAACCTCTTCACAAGACTGACAAGTACGGGTTTTGGCACCCAGGGTTTGCGTGGGCCTGCACAGAATCTGCGTGGTTGACAATGGGTGGACTACTTGACTGGGCCCCACTCGGCTCGGCTGATCGGCATATGGCTCTGTCTCTTGTCAACAGAGTTGATTGGAGCTATCCCGGCAACATTCATGATAATTACAAGATTATCCTGTCCGTGTTCCAGATGAGATGCCGAAACCTGAAACTATCGTATGTACCTGGTAACATACTACATCACTGGCATGGGAGTCTGGAGAATCGCAAGTATCGCGAGAGATGGGACATTCTGACGAGACACAACTTTGACCCAATGAGGGATGTCGAGTACCGTAACGGTGTATTACATCTAACAACAGAAGGGTCTCGCATGCAAAAGGATCTTGACAGGTACTTCATTGAACGCCGTGAAGATCAGCTATGATGTTGAAGAGGGGGAGCAGGTTGGCGACTGGTCCATCGCTTCGCGATATGAAGACGCTGATGATGTAATGAGGCTCGGGGACATACTGGGGCGCGCGGCACATGGGGCACGTAGTAGACTCTTTCAGCCAGTTCTTGAAACACTCATTGTGGAAGTTGTGGTTGCATTCCGTCTTGAAAAGACTATTCTTCGTAATCTTCTCAAGGCAGATGGAGCACTCGCCGTGGTCAGAGTGCCATGGGCAGTTGGTCGAGTTGGCGCACTGGACACCCTTCAACGTGAGGGCTTCGCAGCGAGCCATTTTGGCTCGGAACCCTGATTCTTAACCTGGGTCCAGATTAGTCACAGTTTTTAGCCAGAATCTTGTAGTTGGCGAGATCAGCAGTCTCGTCGTAGCCGGAAGTTCGTTGACCAGTAAACGCCATATGACTTACAGTGAATGATGTATCAATGTAATTACAGAGTCTTCGCTCGAGAGGAATCTCGAGTGATAGCTTGTCCTCATCCTTGTCCCAGCACTCCTGATAGGCCCAGAGATCCTTGCCAAGGATGGCGATAAAATTGATATTAATCATATTCGTCTTCCGACTTGGCACAATTAGAGTTGGTCCACCATTCATCTTCGCCTTGGCGCATACTGTGTTACAGTTGTGAACAAAATAGTCATGGAGCAACTTGCACATCTGAACTGAAAAGTAGACGAGGTTGATGTTCTGTTCTGAAAATGGTATAATCTGCTGCTCAGACTGAGTCAACCCACACACCCTGTTATTGATGATGCCTGCAAACGCCAAGAGGCTCTTGGTATCCTTGCGTCGATTCTCGATAAAAGTGTCAAACTGATCCACGTCAATAAACACAATATCATCATCGCACTTGATGATGATGTCATCTGGCTGGTACTTGTCGGATGTGTAGTACATATAGTAATCCTTCCAGGTTGACTTGTCTTGGGGTGTCATAATCTGATACTTGGTATTGGCTGCTAGCCAGACTGTATCAGACTCTTCTCGCGTATAGTCCCAGATGTGAACCTCATCCAACTTGAGCCGATCGATATACTTGTACAGAATTTCGAGATATCGTCGCCGACCCGCAAAGCATGTCAGAATCACCTTGCCCATAAAGAATATTCGCCGTTATTTTTTATGCCTGAGCCTCGGACCAGAAGAGATTGACAGAAGCTTGTGAGACTGCAGTTGAAGTAAGGTTACGAATAGTCAGAGCCAGGGTATCTGGGCCATCTGGGTAGATAAAGTCGCCACCAATGACTGATGTTGAAATCTCCTTGAGAGATGACAAATCGAAAGATAGCTGACCAGTTGACGCCACAACAGTCTGGAAGATGCGCTCACCAGGAACTGCAACTCCAGCATAGCCGTTTGATGGTATAATTTGTGCAAAACTTGGTTGGGAGCCGTTCGCTGAAGTATTCAGTGATTGCCATGCTGCAAAATTGACTTGGATTCCATTGAGTGCACTCGATGTCTGAATTGGATTCAGAATACCCTGAATCTCGCATGTTGTTTGTCCTGATGCAGTAAGAATATTCACCTCGAGACTCTGAAGCAAGAGCTGAGCACGATTGATGAGCTCGCGCTGGGTGAGACGCCCAACAATACCGTTGGATACAGAGGGTGAAAGACGAATCATAAACACATTTCTTGTTGTATTACCTGGAACTGGAAGAATGTTTGAGTAGTTGAAATAGTAGCCTCGATCCGAGTCAAAGTTACCATCCATGATGACTGCCGAACCCCAGTGACTGAGAGTCGGTGAAAGTGTGCACGAAATCATGTAAACGGGTGTATATTGAGTGTGAGCAGATGGTACAACATTACTGTTAAGGACTCGCATCTTTCCAGCAGCAAATACACTCATTGTGGTTCCTCGTGTAATATTGGACAGTGTGTTACCTGATGTTCCATTGTACGATATGATTTCCGAGCCAACCATTACGTAACCATTTGATGGAAAATACACCGTTGGTCTATCCAAAATCAAAGTTCCTCCATATGTTGGATCTATATCGCTAATAGCTTCTGGAAGTTTTGCTCTTGCAGCCGCCCACTCATTCACCACCTCGTAGCGGGCAGGCATGTTACCTGTTCTCATGTAAGCTTCATCGTTCACGTTGTTGTTGCGGACACGGTGAGCGTACACAAAGTTTCCATCACCTCCACGAATCATATAGTCTATGAAACCTGCGCCATACCATGTATACTGGATGCCAAGCATGTGCATCTTTGTGGTGTCCACCTTGAAACCACTTAGACCGTTACCGTCGATCGTATCCATGTTAAACTGAGCAGATGGTGTCCGAAGATCGCGAGTCTTTGCAATCTGGGTGCGTCCGATGGATGTTGTATTTCCAAACCCTCTAAAGGCGGGTGAAATTGACATGGTGGTATTATCAATTATGTCTGACACTATATATGACATTCCTCGAATAACAACTCGGTCGCCAGGTGTAAGTTGATTTTGAAAATAGGTTGAGACCCCAGTTACTGTTGTTGAACCTGGAGTTACTGTCACTGTTCCTGACAACTGGAATGTGGAGCTACGCTTGACTGCCCAAAGTCTATCGCCGTCAAACTCCCAAAAGATTCCATTCTGATCATCGAAAATACCTGTGCGTGCACACGCACCCGTCCAAGATATCGCCGTCCAGCGAGGCTGTTCACCAAATTCTGGGTTTGTCACCGACAGTGGAATTGCTGAAATAACCTCGAATGTACTATCATCAAAAATATTTGATACGGTATACGTATTGTTATATTCTAAAGTAGCCAACCCTTTGAGCGTGACAACTGCGCCAGCCTGCATAGAATGCTCTATTCCAGTTGTTACACGTATAACTGAACCCTCAATTGTATCCAGAGCTACAACAACCGAAATGTCATTTGTAGGACTAAGAACTGTACCAGTCGACCAGATGAATGCCTTGCCAGACTGGTAACGGAAATATTTTTTAGACTGACGAAGAGTGCAAGCGCCATATGTACCTATGTTGGGTGAAATGATCACACCACCATCAAAGGGTCGATGAATTTGATAGGAAACGGGTTGTACATAGATACCTGAAGGAGTTGTAAGTGGTACAGATGATGTAGACACGAACCCATTCGCGACGTATGAAAACTTGTCAGAGTCAAACACTCTATCAACTATGTAACTACCTGCAGCGTTCGAAAACGCGGAAGTTGTGACTGAAATGGATACACCTGGCATGAGGTTGTGTGCTCCGTTTGTCTGAACTAATACATTCGATGCAAATGTAAGAGGCTGCTGAGTACCGTCACCAGCACAAGTTGTAATACTCATGAAAGTGTTAGAATTGTCATACTTGCCACCACGCTTTACAACTGTATACGGGGTTGTGAGGTCACCAGCAGTTACTAGGTTACGTGAAAAATATCGAACTGTTGTAGAGTTGACAACTGACTGAATGAGATAAAACCCTTCAGCTCTCGAGGCTGTTCCGTCCAGGTTACTCAACCCGATAATTGTAATTACATCACCGACTACGAGTGCTGGAGCTGGGGCAACCTGGAACGTGACAGTGATAATGGAATAAGATGCGTATGTTGCTACGAACGTAGCAACAACTCCGTTTGTGGCGGTGACTGGGAGATCGGCTCCGACAGTTTCAAAAAAGGTTGGGGTTAGACGATAGTGAGAATACCCCTGCCACTTTGTGGCCTGAAGACCATACTCAAAGTCAGAGTCGATCAGTGACTGGGGTTCACTGACACGCTGTCTTTCAATAGCATCCATCCCGAACATGTGGGGCCTCACAATTGTGGGTCCCTGATTTTTCATCCCGTATGTGCCATCCAGTGTTCGGCTCATTACTGTTACACGAGACATTTTTTATGTGTCAGATTCAATCTCGAGTGTGAATGACCAGTCCAGTCCATTATTATTCAGCTGCTGGCCAAACCTGTCCAGAACTTGGAGATCGATGCGGTCAAACAAGATGTTGCGATCAGTCACCTCAACCGTCTGCTTGAATCCAGTCAGCTCCTGATAAAACTCGACACCGCCGCTTGGTACGGTGATGGGCACCTTGAATGTGCACTTGGTGTTCTCGAGCGACGAGCGACCCAGAGAGGGTATATGAATCTGGATGTAATTGTCAAAGTTGATCAGGTAGGAGTTTGTTGCAGTCACCTCTGTACCATACTGACCATCGGTGAAACCCAGAAAGTATCCGAGAGATGGGATGTTGATACTCATGTCATTGGGAAGAGGAACAGTCACTCCAATTGTAGCGTATGAAGCAACTGATAAGTTAGGACTTGTCGGTACAAATGTAATCTTGTTCAACATCTTGTTGACGTTAAACTGGCCGATAGCTATTCCAATCGTACCATTCATCGAACTCATCAAGCTGTCAATTGTATAGTTTCCCTCCTGGATGGTGTACTTGATGCTATCGATTGTAATAGTATTGTAGGGTGCCCGGATGTTATAAAAGCCAATGGGAAGTTCCACCGACTTGAGAGTGATTCTTCTGAGGCGCTTGTGTGTCTGGCTCAGAAAGTAAGAGATATCCAGAGGGTTACCTCCATTCTTGATGATTGGCTGCGAGATTACTCTAGCTGGCATTGGGTCACCTGATATGTCTGGACGATTGGTCTGAGTAAAGACGGCGGACGATGTATCAACATGAATCTGATAAGACCGACTCATTTACTATCTATTACACAAATAATTCACGAACTTCATCATACGAAAACTCCTTTGAGAGAAAGGTGCGCAAATGCCGCTCGCGATCCACCTTCTTGAGGTTGGTCTCCTCCCCCCGCCCCACAAACTTGCTCATCACCTCATCCTCCTCCTCGTAGTTGGTATCCTCGATCGTAGCCATCTGAGGCTCTTCATACTGCATCTTGATAAACTTGATGACGCTTCCCACCGTCTTAGGCTTTGGGACTTCGTTCGCCCTGCCAATCCCAGTCACTCGCAGCTCCACCGGATCAAAGCCATACTGCGCAACTCGCGCATAGTACGTGCCACTCTGGTAGATGAGCTCCCAGCCAATAGGCCGCTCAGGGTCCTTCACCGACGCCACCTCCATCAGATTGTCGAAGCGCGAGCAGACAACATACGGCTCATCCTTGACAGGAAAGAACTCGAGATTGGAGAGGCCGTATGTCGAGACTGTGCGGCTCAGGCATGATGGTTCCGGGGCGGGCTGCGCGCGCTCGAAGCAGAGGACGTCACCGCGAATAGCAGACATGAATGATACCTGACCAGAGATTTTGTGCATAGGAACCCTTGCAACTGGAAACCTAGGTTTTTAAAATGTACGCTTTTTATAAATGTCGAGTGCCGGGAGATTAATAGGAATGCTGATGCGGTCCAGGACACAGGCTCACGTGTACCACCTCGAGACAAATAGCTTTTCGAAGCACTCTGCTCTCGAGGCGTATTACACCGGGATTGTCCCTCTGCTTGATCGCTATGCTGAGGTTTACATGGGCAAGTACGGCAAGATTAATAAATACAATGGTTTGAACAATGGTATCAACCGGAATTCAATGAGTGTACTTGGGTATTTCACAGGGATGCTCAAGACAATCAATGAAATGAACCTTCCACAGGACCCTTCACTTCGCAACATCCAGGATGAGATCATTGCTCTTATTCAGTCAACCATCTACAAGCTTAGAAACTTGAAGTGATATATTTGTATATGGAGTTTGAGGCTCAGTGGTGGGGAAACTGTTGTAATACGTATGGTGAAGAGTCGAAGCAGATGGTTTACGCAAACCGTATGGGTCTTAAGTTTGAGAATGACCACATCAATGTTCGGGGAAAGAAGATTCTTGACATTGGGGGTGGACCAGTGTCACTCCTCCTGAAGACGTGGGATCTAGGAGCTGGAAAGGTTGTTGATCCTAGCCGGTATCCAGAATGGACTCTGGAACGCTATAAGTGCAAGGGTATCGATGTCGATGTGGCCAATGCTGAAAGTATCACTGATATCGAACAATGGGATGAGGTTTGGATCTATAATGTACTTCAGCATGTCCAGGATCCCAAGCTGATTATTGAGAATGCTCGTCGGGCCGGGAAGCTTATCAGAATCTTTGAGTGGATTGATATTGCGCCACATGAGGGTCACCCACACGAGCTCAAGCAGGAACTCCTAGAGGAGTGGCTTGGACTCAAGGGTACAGTGGAATATATCGACGAGAAGGGCTGTACAGGGATGTGCTTCTACGGTGTTTTCAAATGTTAAAGAAAACAAGCACATATAATACATGTCAGACTGTTTCATCAGTCAGATTGCCATTTCGCGCATCAATGTTTACAATATGATGTTTGACGAGACCAAGCCAGAAGCTGTGTGCGTACTTCGCAAGTACTATGAGGATTCTGGCAATCTAATTGAAAAGTACATCATAGCTCATCGAGCGGCTTACGGTGCTCTAAGGATTGAAGGTGCTTCTCATATATCTGGTACTAATGCCACTTACTTTAGGAATCTTCTTCTATCCATCCAGACACCAACTCCTGTCATCTATTGTCACGCTCTTGAGTTTGTCCGCGCTGAGATTATGGGGGTTGTTTCTTCCACTCGGCAAAACTTAGAGAATTTACTGCATTAAAATATAATGCTCGTTGACACATTTATGTTCTTCAATGAGCTCGACGTACTTGAGACTCGGCTACGCAAGCTGAGCCCTTACGTAGATCTCTTTGTTCTGGTAGAGTCCAAGGTGACTCATAACGGTAATCCAAAGCCTCTCTATTTTGAGGAGAATAAGCATCGCTATACAGAGTGGCTGCCCAGGATTCGTCATGTTATTGCCGAGGATATGCCAATTGATGAAAACCCATGGGGGCGTGAAAAGTATCAGCGTCAATGTATTCTCAAGGGTATGGAGGGTGTACCTGAAGATGCATGGGTTATGGTTTCTGATGCGGACGAGATTCCGATGCTCGAGAAGGTTCCTTGGGACGATATCAAGTCTGCGCACACACTTCACATGTACATGTTTGAGTACTCTCTGAAGTATATGTTTGATGGTGAGCCATGGTTTGGCACTGTTATTACACGGGCTCGCGAGTTTCGTAAACTAGGTCCCAATTTTTTCAGAGACAACCGCTGGAGGTTCCCTCACACGTTGCATGCTGGCTGGCACCTGTCCTCATTTGGGGATGCCAAGCACGTCTGGAACAAGATTCAGAACTATGCACACGCAAAGGATGCCAAGCACAGTCATCAGTCATTTGAGGATTTTAAGAGCTATCTGGAACGAGGTCTTCACTCGGACGGTCTGACGAAGCTGAAGCCTCCTGTGGGGGTACCACTACCCTGATCTTGTCAGGGTGCTCATTGACATCCGTCGCCTGCAGCTTTACAAAGTAGTCATATGGAATATTCTCGATCCAGTCTGAATCGCATACGATGGTTCGGCCAGTAATCTCGGGCTCCTTGTCCACAATCTGGTAAAACTCGGGCACACGCCAAGCATACTGCTGGCGTGGATAAGCCATCTGCAAAAAGTAATTGGCCTCGTCGCTCGTTGTGACGATCCAGATATTCTCAAACTTCTTGGCTCGTGTCCACTTTGACAGCAGCCAAGGAAGACCTGTACCCTCCTTGTACCGAATCATAAGACTGGTGGGTGGAGCCTCAAGGAATACATCCTTGACGTGCTGAAACACGCTAACATCCTCCATGTCAGTAAAGTGAACAAAATAAGCCTTTTCGATAAAGTTCTTCATGGGGATGATGAGCTCCTCGCGAGTGTCGAATGGCTCATAGTGCATCGTACGGTAGATGGGCCAGACCATATTGAAGCGGTGATCGATAAACTCGAGCTTGTCATCATTCTGAAAGTAGTACCAAACCCAGCCGTCAAAGTGCATACGGCGACCAAACTCGTCACGCTCTGGAATCTCCTTGATCTTTTCAATCATCGTGTCAAAAAGACCCTTGAGGTAGTCAGCGTGATACTTGGGCTGGAACACCATCACACCTGGATTGGAATCAATCATACCAGACTGCTTGAAGTCCTCGCGCCAAAAGCCATAATCCTTCTGATACTTATTGATGTTGCGGAGATCCTCGGGAGTGTCTGTCCCCCAACCCTTCTTCTCCCAGGTGTACTTGCGGTAGTCATAGTCGCCGTAAGGGTCATCATTCACCATGCCAATCTTCCCCTCCGTCACAGCATCGAAGATGTTCTTGGCATTGGGTGAAATGTAAATGTCAGAGTCGATCCAGGCAATCTTGTCATACTTGGCTGACCACTCCTGGCTACAAATCAAAATCTTCTGAGCAATGATGTACTTGCCCTCCGTCAGTTCAGGAACGAGCGGCTCGTGAAGCTCAATCAGATCAATGTCATACTTGGCACAGTACTTTTGCCAGCTCGGCTTGAACTGCTTGAATGTCTCGACATAGCGTTCACCGATTGTAAATGTTACGATGGCGTTGCGACCCATTTAAACAAATAGGTTCATTTATCTTTAATGAGTTCAATTTGTGTCCTGTCACTGAATATTGGAGAGGAGTATACCCGGCTCCTGGGCCCGTGCGTCGAGACTCATAAGGAGTATGCGAAGCGCTGGGGCTACGGCCACACTCTCATCGACTCTTGGACCCTTACTGATGTCAACATCAACTTTCTCAAATATGACGGGATCCTCAAGTGCTTTGATGAGGGGTATGAGTGGGTCCTGTACGTCGACTCTGATGCGGTAGTAAACAATATGGATCTCCCTCTGACATACTGGACCACCCAGTGCCCAGAAGACAAGGATATCATCATGATGCGAGAGATTCCTCTGGGTCAGCACTGCGGCCTATTCGGTGTAGTCAATGGAGGTGTATACATGATGCGGAAGACACACTGGGTCAAGAGTTTCCTCCAACAAATGATCGAGATTGGTAAAAGCTGTAATAATAAGGCGCTTACCGATCAGGATATCCTGAATAGTGTTTTACATGAAAACCCCCGTATTTTGGACAAGTTTTGGATTCACGAGTGGAATCGTAAACATTCGATCAATGGGTTTTTGTCATTCCGAGCCAAGACTGCACACAAGGATGACTTTATAGTACACTTCATCTCGTGCATTCCAAATGCACCTGATCTCATCCCCAAATATATGAAACTTCTGAAGGAGGCTCCACAGAAGGAACTGAAGCTCAAGTTTTCACAGGAGCAGTACAAGGATCACTGGGAAGAGGTGATTAATCTCGAGCCATACCCTATGAACTGGCCTCACCACGCCTTTACATAGACGCGCTGGTCACCCAGTGTGTTACTCATCACAAACCCATTCTCAGTCAGAACAGAATCGACAAATGCGTAATCAGCACCTGAGCGACCATCACGCTCGTACATCACAGTCTTAATCTGACCCAACTTGTGCTGATGCTCACGGATAAACTCGGGGAATGAACCCTCGATATCAGCCACAATCGTGTCAAACTTTCCACCAACAAGCTCTTCGAGCTCGTCCCAGCTGTGCTTCTTCACAATCGAAAAGTGAGTAAAGTTACGAGTCATCGCCTCTGGCTTCTTAATCTCAATCTCGTCATCAAACAAAACAAAACTGCCAGCATTGAGGTAGAAGCAGTAAGCCTCGCGAGACCCCACCACCCCGTTAACAATCTGGTACTCGCACTCATTGTTGTCGCGGTTAGCCTCTAGGGCTGGGATCACAACAGAATCAGCCTCCACCGCAACATGCTTCTTCTTGTCTGCCAGCTTCTCTTGGATAGCCCAAGATACAACACCGAAACGAGCACCCAGCTCTAGAACGCAAGCCCCAGGCTTGACACTCTCACGTACAAGAGCCTGTTCATCCTTCTCCCATGCAGTATAGTCGATGGTGTTCTCGAGTCCTGCGGTATACAGAAACTTAGGAGCCATATATTATTTTGGCGTTCAACTCTTTTAATATGCTATACCTCCTCGCTGAGTCATTGCGAGACCGAGTGCTATGAACACCAACCCGAAGTACTGGTATGTATGATTCATCCGTTCACCTAGAAAAATAAATGTACAAACTGGAATTAGAATCCCCCCTATTCCATTCCACATCCCGCTTACCCACATAATATTACCCTGTCTGAAGCTACGACTCAGAAAATATACAACACCCAAATATCCTCCCAAGCCTCCAATCAGATTTTTTGTCATCCCTCCTCTGGCATAATCCTTGAGTTGGATATTACCGAACAGTTCAGCGACACTCAGCAAAAATACATTAAACACGCTCATCCTATTATACTTACAGAAATGAAATGGTTGTTTGTCGGCCCCAACCCTCTCGCGGGAATCGGCCAAGTGACTATGCGCTATGCAGAACTCATGAATGGTGAATACTGCCAATATGATCAGAATCCGAGCCAGACCCAGTATGATGTTGGTTTTGCATTCTTCCTACCAGTTCCTTGGCAACTCGATCGTATCCGAACCCTCTTTTCAAAGATTTGCAAAAAGATGATTTACATGACTGTGTGTGAGACTGAGACTGTACACCCATCATACGGTACACTCCTAGACATTTCAAACGTCATCTATTGCCCGAGTGAGTTTGCGCGAGGAGTACTTTCCCACCAGTTTCCCACTGGTGACTGGCGGGTCCTGAGACACTGGATCCCTGATCCACCCATGCCAAAGTGCTTAACGGATGGTCCCACATACAAGTTTTACAGTATAGGCAACCTCGCTGATCCTCGCAAGAATATCGGCCAGCTCATCCAAGCTTTTCTCGATCTTAACCTCCCGGATGCTCGTCTTGTTCTGAAGGCTACTTGCCGACAGAAGATAGAGTCAAAGTGGCCGAATGTGGTTATAATCAACGGGCTTGTGACGAATGAGCAGCTCGATTCGATTCACGAATCATGCGACTGTTATGTCAACTGCTCCTTTTCCGAGGGGGTCGGGATGGGGGCAGTAGAGGCGGCGATGCGTGACAAGCCTGTCATCATCTCGGAGTATGGAGGTCTGAAGGAGTATGTCAAGACTCCATATGTGATCAAGACTGGTCGACGCAAGGTGGGTGGTACAGACTTTTTGTATGAGCCAGAGATGGAGTGGGGTGACCCAGAGCTTGAGTCGCTCAAGGAGCACATGAAGGAGTGCCACAGGCTCAAGCTGCGCTACCAGGACCACCAGTCAACGCGGACAATGGTCCACTCAGTGGCGACTGAACTCCCTCAGTGTATTCCATAGCATACTCCACACCAATAATGAGCAGGCATGCGTACACTGTGCTCGTCAGTAGATTTACACGCTGCTGGCGGAGAAATGACACCAGATCATCAACAATCTTGATGTTGGTCGGGTTGGTGAATATGCGCGGAATGAATGCAATTGCAATCAGGTTGATAAGTGCTGCGAGGAGTACAGGCTTGCTCTGAATCATTTATAATGTGTGACATTATAAATGGAGCAGATTATTGAAAAGAAGTCTGAAGAGATTATTGAGGAGGTTGTCGATAAACTAGAGATTATAGCCGAGGAAGCTGCTGAGGCTGCCGTGGAGCAGGCTGTAGAGACTATCAAGCAAGGATGCTGGTGTCTGTGGAATACGAAAAAAACCTAACGTAAATTTTTATCTGGATCGATGCGTGTTGTTGGCACCTTGTTCTTTGTCACAAGTACAAACTTGTATACTCGTGCAATCGCCCACTGCTGTGGGTTGGCCCCTACCCTGCTTCCGCTCGTCTGCCAAGCCTTCATACCTCTGTTGTACACAGTGTTGAGGGTGGATCTTGGAATCCCAGTTCGAGCAGAAATGGCATTCTTGTTAAACTTTAAGTTTGGATATCTCTCGTGGAACATCTGGGTCCAGCGAGACTTGCGGGGCTTGGCGAGCAAATCAGTCTTGCCAAGTTTGGGGTGCTGGGAGAGTGACCGAGTCAGAAGCTCCTGCTCACGCTTCATCTTCTGACTCGGGTCCAGTCCTGTAAAATACCTCTTGGGCCATGTTTTGTAGACGCCTTGATAGTGCTGAACCATCACGTACACCTCCTATTTTCAAATATTTTTAGAGCGGGCATAAAGTTGACCGAGTGTAAGAACGCATCCTTCTTTTTCGTTTTGATATACTTGATAGCATCATCTAGAAGTATACCCTTCCTCATCAGGTATGCAGCCATGACAGCTGCTGATCGCTGCTGGCCTGCTCTGCAGTGAACAACAACCCTCCCATCATTCTTGAGTACACCATCAATCGACTCGAGAACACTGGGCAAGCTACACAAGAGGCCGTGCATCGCCTCATCACTCAAATCATCATCTATAGGGATCCTGACTCCATAGTCTGATACAAATGGAAGATCCTTAGAGCAGTTGACAACAAACGCTCTTGGTGGAGTTTTTTTCACAGCATCTGGATAGTTGCTGAGATATAGTCCTGGAACAATCTCATACATTACTCTAGAGTGAACATTTTTTCGAGTTTCATATCGCGCTTCGCCTTTGTGAGCTCGGACTTCATTGTATCGTAATCACGCGCTGCATATTCCATAAACAGTTCGAAATCAAGTGGTTTCATAGTATTCTCAATCTCCTCGATACGAGTCTTTGGCTCTTTCGTTGGATGCTTGTAATCCTTGAACGCCTTACGGCGATGAATGTAATTATCATATGCAGACTTTTTCCGTTCCTCGAGCAGATCAATCTGTTCTTTGAGATTCTCCATCATCTCGTTATGAAGTTCAGTCTTTTGCTGATCGGTCAAACGGTTATATCTACCCAAGGCATAATCGATGTGCTCACCGCACGCCTCCTTGAGTGCTGCAGCAGTCCCAGGACACTCGTCTCGGATCATATCGAGTTCACTGTGTACCTCATGCTCGAAGTAATCGAGGACAGACTGGCGAGCAGATGGCCACTGTGGGTATCCATCGTAGTCATCCTTAGTGGCTCGCCAATTGCATCCGTCAGCACAGTAAACGCGTCCGTGGGTATCAAGAGCGAAGCAAATTCCCCAACCCATCTAGGTATAAAGCATTGGAACTTTCTAAGTATATATGGCGGGCAAGTCTCTTCTGCTTGATATCGATGGTGTGCTCATCCGTGATCGCCAACTCCTGAACCATGTCCGTGACAACTGTGTTCGATATGTTCGCAACAAGGTTCCGGCATGCAAGCAGCCAAACCGGCTCAATGGCATGCTAGTATCCGCAAGTGGACATACGGCTCGTGGCCTACGCGATTCGTTCGGTATCGACACTTCGGATTTTAATGACTCTGTGTACGATGTACCGGTACGTACGCGCCTCTGGGATCTTCTATCAAGCACCGAGTTTCAGAAGGAGGCTGCCGAAATTCACAAGTTTACCCAGACTGGCTGGAAGGTGACTTTGTTTACAAATGCACCAATGAAGTGGGCTGGTGAGGTGGCTCACGCTATCAGTAGCGAGGTTTACGTACAATGCCCAGACGATCTCCTCCATAGTCCACTTAAACCAGAGCCGGAGGCGTACAACTTTCCAAAGCACCACACCCACATATTTGTCGATGACTCGATGCGGAACCTACACGCCGCCAAACGGCTTCCAAACTGGAAGCCCATTCATTTTAACGAGCACAAGACCAAGTCGGGGTATGTCACTCGCACCTTTCCCACAATTGGGTCCATCTGGGAGCTCAGCCTCTTCATCAGCACGGTAGACTTGGAGATTAACCGATCATAAAACATATGAATTACTACTTGGCGGATTTGCCGCTCGATCCTAAAAAGGCGGAGCGCCTTTTGAGGATTAAGATGATGGTTGCAACACACGAAGAACTTCAGAGTCTGGTACTTACACTTTATAAATCCAACTGTTCATAATCTGCACCTGACCTGGAGAAGCTCCGCCAAACTTTTTTACGTGACCCGCCTTGCAAACATCTACAATGGGTCTGATTGCCTGTGAGTGTTTAAGAGCCTCTTTTGCGGCTTCTCTTATACACTCTGGGGTACACGGTCCGTGAATGACTACATGAGCCCCTGGAGCATCCTTGGCGTGCACCCACAAATCATCCGGATACGCCACCTCGAATGTCAGAATGTCATTCTCCTTGGCATTCTGACCAATGTAAATCTTGGAGCCGTTGAGAGTCTCAACAGTCTTCATTACTATTACATGGGGTCATTCCATTTAACTACTTTTATAACGCGCTTCTTGAGAGTTGCTGGTGGCAAAGGCTTGAAGTTGAACTTGGGCGCCTGAGGGCCAAATCGGGAGGGTTTCAGGGGGCCCTGGAGTTTGACGCGGGTTGTATTGTTTGATGGGAGGGTGTACATATTCTTGACAGTCTGGGACTGGATAACACGCGTCAGCTGCTCATACTCCTTCTTAACCTCCTTGCCTAGGTTGGGATTTCTCTTAGCCACGGTTGGATAAGACTTTCCGAGCGCTCTGTGTTTCAGCACAGCCTTGTACATTTGTATTATTGTACACTATTTTATACCCAAAAATTCTCTACCAAGCTTGGATCCTACAAACATCAAAGCTGTACCAGTTAGTGCTATAATAGCATGCTGGAGCATGCGACCCTTTAGAAGCATAATGACATGAGACAATATGAGAATGAGAAACCCTATCCAGAACAGAAACTTGTAAAAGTCCATTTATATTGTGTTATATTAAATTTCACACACGTGATTACACCGCATGCTTGCTGCAAAACTTGCCGCACTTGCTGGATGCGCGGAAGGGGCAGGGGCGGTTCTCGAGCGTGCGAGCCTGGCACTTGACGTCTGAGCGCTTGTGCACGTTCATCGACTGGCAGGTCATAGGGGGCGGCTTGGCGAGGATGGGCGGCGCGTGCTTCTTCTTCTCGTCTGAGAGCTTGACAGAGTTTTTACGGCAGCGCCAAGCACTATCAGCAAACTTGGCGGCATGCTCTTCGTTGAACTTGTCCTTCAGGGCGGACTCGTACAGCTTGTGCCAGTACTCGTCACGAATCACGGGTAGTGGCACAACCTTCTTGACCACGCGAGGCGCTGCAAGGGCCGGAGTCACCCGAGCTTGCGGGTCGGCGTAGGCGCGAACCTCGCGCTGGAACTCCTTGCGAGCAATCTCGAGCATAGAAGGAGGCATTTTTAGCTATTACAGCTTGGGTCGGCTTCCAAACCTGGGTTAAGAACAGGCACCCTTTTTAACGTATGTTTATGAGCTGGGGGTGTAAATGCCATCTCTGCAAAGCTCCTATGGACATTTCATTCAGTTGCGACTTTGAACACGAGCTCGACTGGATATGTTCATGGCACACTCAGAAACCTTTGAATCTATCATTCAACCAGAGCGTCTACAAGGTGTTTGGGTCGAAGGTTAGGAAAGTGTGCCTTGCATGCTATGAATATACACATACTATGAGAAAGTACAAGCATGTCACAACAAGAGAGGTTTCAGGGGCTAGGCTAGCTCCGAGTGCCGATCGAGCAATGACATGGGAGGAACTCGACAAGTGGATGAAGGAGGCGGTGAACTATTCGAAAACGCCAGGATCCGAGTATATGAAAACCCCCCTACTATTCTACTTTATGTATTGGTTAGTAATCCCAGGCCTCGCCCAGCTACGTCTACTATAGTGAGGTGGTTGGTGTGCGCAACCCTTCTGAATGTTTCGCACATTGGAGAACCATATGATACGAAAGACATGAAGAATGATCGAGCGCAATATGTCCAGTAGAGGTATTCGGCGCACCAGCGAGCTGTATGTGCCAGGAATGCACACAAAACAAACACCCGAACACTTTTCATATATAAAAGGTGAGTATCAGCTTTAAGATTTAAATCGCATTCTATATAAGTTAAATGCCAGGCATCGTTTCACCGAAGAAGGTGTGTGTGCATGTTCGGCGGGTGGCCAGGCACCCAACAATTAGGCGGGCTATGCGTTCGGGTTCTATGGTTCGCAAAAACTTTGTACGGACCGCCCTCATTTCAATTGTACCATCTGGTCTAGATGACGTCATCGTGCACCACAAGGCTATGGATGCGGCTGAGGCTCTGTACGTGACGCTTGATTCCATGACAATCAGTACAATGTCGGCTGTTGCTACAATTCTGCTTGCTGCAGCGAAGCTTTAAAAATACGAGCTACTGTATATCTAATGTACAAGAAGCTCACCCACACAGAGCACATTCTGAAGCGGCCAGACTCTTATGTCGGTTCAGTGGTGCCCGAAACGGAACATGTATGGGTGGTTGAAAATGGCGACCACTTTGTTCAGAAAACCTCCCCCGTCAGTCAGGGGTTGCTGAAAATCTTTGATGAGATTCTCGTCAATGCAATTGATCAAAATACTCTGCATTCCAAAGAAGTGAAGCGCATCGACGTTGGTCTGAGTTCTGCGAGTATCAGTGTGAAGAACAATGGCATCTCCATCCCCATCGAGATTCACATTGAGACGGGTGTGTACACACCCGAGCTCATCTTTGGCCACCTCCTCACGAGCTCCAACTATGATGACAATGTCGAGCGAGTGACTGGCGGCCGGAACGGCTATGGTGCCAAACTCACCAACATCTTTTCAAAGTGGTTCGAGGTGGAGGTTTCTGATGGAGTCAAGACTTACACCCAGATGTGGCGCAACAACATGAGCTTGTGTGAAAAGCCAGTCATCGTCAAGTCCAAGGCGAAGCCTAGTGTGCAGATCAAGTTTCAACCCGACTACGAAAAGTTTGGTGTGACGTACGATCAGACTAAGAAGCTGTTTGAGAAGCGTGTGTATGACGCAGCCATGTGGTGCTCCTGCAAGGTGTATCTGAATGATGTACACATTGATGCGGGTAACTTTCAGGAGTATGCTGAGATGTACGAGACTGAGTGCGAGTCATGGGCCAAGCACAAGCAGGACAACTGGGAGATTCTCGCCACCTACTCTGACACATTCCAGCAAGTATCATTTGTGAATGGTGTGTGCACAACCAAGGGCGGAGCTCACGTCGACCATGTCATTAGCCAGATTGTCAATGAGGTGCGCAAAAAATGCAAGACGGCAACACCTGCTCAGATTCGTAGTGGTCTCTCCATCTTTGTCAAGTCGACAATTGTGAATCCTACATTCTCAAGCCAGGCCAAGACTGAATGCACAAGCAAAATCAAGGCGGCGGTGGATTTGAAGCCCAAGTTTATCAAGGATCTCCTCGCGTCTGGTCTGGAGACTCATCTGAGCGCGATGCAGGATGTCAAGCTCAAGAAGGAGCTGAAAAAGACGGATGGGTCGAAAAAGTCTCGCATCACAGGCATTCCCAAGCTTGACGATGCCAACTGGGCTGGAACCTCCAAGAGTGAGCAGTGTACCCTGATTATCACAGAGGGTGACTCTGCCAAGAGTTTGGCGGTGGCTGGTCTCTCGGTGGTGGGTCGCGACAAGTATGGAGTGTTCCCTCTTCGCGGAAAGCCCCGCAACGTGCGTGATGCGAGCGTCAAGCAGCTCACTGACAATCAGGAGTTTTCTCACCTCAAGCAGATTCTCGGACTGCAGCATGGTCGGGTATACTCATCCATCAAGGATCTCCGATATGGCCGACTTATGATCATGACTGATGCGGACCTCGATGGGAGTCACATCAAGGGTCTGGTTCTGAATATGATCATCTGCTTCTGGCCATCTCTTCTGAAGCTCGGGTTTCTGTGTTCGATGGTCACCCCAGTAATCAAGGTTGGTTCAACTTGGTTCTTTACAGAGGATGACTTTCGCAAGTCAAACATCAAGGGTGCCGTAAAGTACTACAAGGGTCTGGGTACGAGCACATCGGTCGAGGCGAAGGAGTACTTCAAAAAGATTGAGCAGTTGACAGTTGGGTTCAAGTATGATGAAAACTCCGAGACGAGTATGAGTTTGGCCTTTGCCAAGGATCAGTCGGATGACCGGAAGGAGTGGCTTCTGGGTCACATGGCGACTCCGAGTCTTGCAGTTCCATACGGAAAGATCAAGGAGCTTGGTATCACTGACTTTGTCAAGCGCGACTTGGTCAACTTTTCTGCTGAGGATATTCATCGGAGCATCCCACATGTGATGGATGGTCTGAAGCCGAGTCAGCGCAAGGTGATTTACGCCTGCCTCAAGAAGAACCTTGGGACGGACATGAAGGTGGCTCAGTTGTCTGGGTATGTCGCTGAGCAGACCCAGTACCACCATGGTGAGCAGAGCCTACAGGGTACCATCATTGGGCTTGCTCAAAATTTTACAGGCTCAAACAACCTGAATCTGCTCGAGCCATCTGGTCAGTTTGGCACACGTCTGATGGGTGGCAAGGATGCTGCGAGCCCACGTTACATCTTCACTCGGCTCAACTCTCAGACTCGGTCCATCTTTGATGCGCGAGACGATCCTATTTTGGAGTATGCAATTGAGGATGGTGACAAGGTGGAGCCTCTATTTTACGTACCAGTTCTTCCTATGGTTCTGGTGAATGGCGCTGAAGGTATCGGGACTGGGTTTTCGTGCAACATTCCGCCATACAACCCTGTCGACATCAAGGAGAATATCTTGCGGATGATGCGCGGAGAGGCCCCCGTGAGTATGAAGCCATACTGGCGAGGGTTCCGTGGCGAGGTGGAGCGTCTGAATCAGACTACGTGGGTGGCCAAGGCGATCTACACCAAGAGTGGTGATGTCATGCACGTTACAGAGCTTCCACCAGGTGTGTGGACTCAGGATCTCAAGGAAAAGTTGGACAAGCTCGATGTCCGCTACGAGAATCAGTCGAGTGAGAACAAGGTGGATTTCAAGATTTGGGGAGCCAAGGAGACTCAGCTTCCACTCAGCAAGACTTTCCACACGAGCAACATGTACCTGATCCACAATGGAACACCGAAAAAGTATGGCTGTGTGACTGATATTCTAATGGATTACTTTACTATCCGGTACAGCTATCTGAAAAAGCGCAAGTCTCACATCATCCAAGTCCTGACTCAAAAGTTGGCGGTACTGGATGAGCGCAAGCGGTTTGTACAGCTGGTGGTGTCAAGTCAGCTGGTGGTGTTCAAAAAGCCGAAGGCTGTGCTCGAGAATGAGCTAAAGACTCTTGGGTTTACCCAGATTGACCTCTTGCTGAATACCAAAACGTACGAGTACACGCAAGAGTATATTGAAAAGTTGGTCTCGGAGGCTCAGAAGACGCGCACTGAGCTCGCGGTTACAACAACAAAACCCGTGTCCGACATGTGGAAAGAAAATCTGTCTCTGTTTTAGATGAGGGGCACCTCTGGTGAAGGAGCTATTATAGCCCTGAATGCAATCGGGCCTCAAGATGGGCATCTTGACGGCAACACTCGCACATTCTCTGACCAATTCACAAAGCCTTCCAGGGCCTCGATTGGTCAGAGAGTTGTGAATCTGTCTAGTTCAGCGTATATAGGGAACACGGTTCGGGTAGAGCTCCGGCCCAAGGAGACGGGGGACCTAATTGGTAATATGCATCTTAAGTGCAGTCTTCCAGCACTCCCATTGAGCAACATCTATTTCAACCCGTATGGATACACTGATCAGATTGGCCGAGCTATCATAAAAAAGGTGTCTTTGTTCGCAGATGGTCAGCTCATCGAGGAGCTCACTGATGACTGGTATATCATCCGTGATCAGATTTTCCTTGACGCTGACGAGCGACTCTCGATGAATTCATGCATCAATGGTGGGGCAAATCTACTTTCCACGAGTACAACCGTCTCGAGCGTCTGCAACAGCCAGATTGACATGATGATCCCTCTCGATTTCTTCTTTTGCAGGCGTCATTCGCACTTTGAAAAGAATAAGCAGCGTCTGGACAAGCCATTCCTGCCTATGTGCGCCATGTGGAATCAAATTGTATACATTGTCATAGAGTTTAACGAGTGGTCCTGGTTTTGCAACAACCCAACAAAGCTAGACTTGGTGGGTCAACCTCAGCTGATAGTTGAGGAGATTTACCTTTCAGAAGAGGAGAGAGCCTACTTCAAAAGTAGTCCTCATGAATTCAAGGTGAACAAGGTGAAGAAGGAGGCGGTCCTCTCAGTGGCTGACGGAAGTAACAACGCATTCCGAGTTCCTTTGACTGCTGCATTCCCAGTCAGCCTCCTCTTGTGGGCTGTAAAGCGTAAATCGTACGAGACCAACACGAGATTCTATGATGCTCGATACTCTTTTGGATACACAACCGACTTTATCACATCATCTGTGAATTACACCAACTTTAGCGGAATCAGGAGTCAGTACATTGACATTCTGAGTAGTGCACAAATCACTCTGAATAACATCGACATTTTGTCTACATTTGCCACCGGCCTCTATTTCAGCTTCAAAGTTCCTATGGACTCTGGTCTCACCGTACCTATCAAGAATATATACATGTATTCCTTTGGTTTGACTCCAAAGGAGTACACACAGGGTGGGTACATTGATTTTTCAAAACTAAAGTCTAATATTACACGCCTGACCATCAACTTCAACCCAGAGTATGCAGTGGAACTTCAGTCTCAGTACAGCATGTTTGTGTATTATTATGGCTACACAACTCTTTCGATTGCGGATGGGTATGCTCGGATCGCTTCTCTTTGATCAAAAAGTGAATCACACCGTTGATGATGCACCAGCGGATGAAATTCAGCTGGGCTACCGTAGTGACAATATCTTGGTTATTAATGTTGAATGTGATGCGCTCCGTCCGGCAAAATGGATCAAACAACTTTTTCGAGTAACCATCGAGACTCGACTTGTACGCGACGTGCACAGTAAACGGACGTCCCGCATGAGTTGTATACGTGAGGTTATGTTTCTTGGAGTAGTTGGTCACAAAATACTCTAGATTTCGCAGAGATATACCGTTCCGGTGGCTGAGTACATCGAGCAAAATCTGACTATGCTTTTCATCTTGGTAAAACTTGGTTATGGCCTGGAGTAGCACATCTGACTTGCTCATCCTAAAATATAAGCGACAAAAATCTCTAAGCTAGAAGTCAACCAACATATTCGTTCTCGGTCGACGGTCACAACCCGGACAACCTTTTACAAAGAGTTGTGAAGGTGGGTGATTGTGTGGATTTAGTAAAGTTGTAGTTGAGACGGTCCGGACTACAGTTGGCTTTTGGCTCTGATGCCTCGAACAATAGCCATTTCTTGAATTCTTGCACGCCTTGTTTCCGCAGCGCTTGTTCTTGGCGGTGAGACCAAGACAGGTCTCGCTCATAGGATTGATTGTTGCGGAATCCTTCATGAGCTGCTTGATCGACACATCATATGTCTGTGAGATGTACTCCAGAACCTTGGTGAGCTTGTCATTCACCCGACGCTCCACCTCTTCCTCAATCATCTGGGCTATACGTGCCTCCATATAATCTAAGCGCGGTTCTTCTTTACATAGTTGGAAAAGGTAATGGCTGCAATTGCACCCAGGATCTGGGCCACAACATAGCCGCCAAACTTGCCCAGAGACAGGTCGCCCTTCATGAAAAAGGCGGTGCTGACGGCTGGGTTCAGGTGGCCACCGCTCAGGGGGCCTGCGATGGCAATTGCAGCCAAGAGTGCTGCTGCAATCTGTACTGGCTGACCTGAAATCAGGATCGTGGACAGAAAGAAGAAGGTTGCAAGAAACTCTGCGATGAATGGAACGGAAAGCATTTCTATCTACTGCGAAATTAATACAACACCCCCAACAATAGCTGCAATACCCGCAATGTGCTTGGGTGTCATATTCTCCCGAAGCACTATGAATGACAGAAGAGCAACAAAGATGGGCATGGTTGAAGTCAGAGCCGTCACAATTGAAACACCATTCGCCTTGACAAGTCTGAAGTACAGGACATTGGCGATAAAGTTCAGTATGACTGCAGCCATCATCAGCAAAATAGCCGAAGGTATGATGTTCTTGATCTCCTTGCTAATGAGCTCTTTGTGATGTCCCATGTACAACAGCATAACTGTAAAGTACATTACGGCGAATATAGCCATTGCGGTGGGGTAACTCATGTTGTTCATAGCATGTTTCTGGGCGACTGAATTTATAGCCCAAATAAATGCTATGAGGAGCGATGTCAATACAAGTGTGCTGTGCATCTATTACATGTCTTGAAAAATATTCATCTCACCGATGAGTGGTTCCAGAAGATCGGTGATGGGGTTCTTGAGTTGGTTGGAAAAGTAGTAGTTGTAATCTAGCTTGATTCCGTGCTCGCGGACCCATGCTGGATCCTCGGACTTTTCATAAAGCTTCGCCTTTTTTGGTCCTTCGACAATTACATACTGGACCCGATCACCCTGCTGCGGCTCAGATCCTGGTGCTCTCTGACGAATCTTGTCGCGAACAGTCAAATGTGTATGGTTATTACTCTTGTAATCTGAGCCGAGTTGCTTACTCAATGTGAGCTTCTCCATCGGGACGCGGCCGGCCAAGAGCTCCTTTGCCGCCGCCTTCGCCTCTCGAATCGCCGGGGCAGGGTCACTACCTTCGAGGATATGACCTAGAACAGCCGTGCAGACTTCGCGCACATACAAGCAGTTGTCGCGACGAACAACCTGTAGACCCTTGACGTCAATCTTTTTGAATGCGATGTTACCCTGCTTGTCCTTCTCGTACATCTTGGCGGCGTAGCGCTTCTTCGAGTACAGAAAGTAAGGGCAGTACACCTTTTCGAGCTCGAGATCGTTCGGAGCCTTGAAGAGTTTGGTACACGCCTCAGCCGCCTGTTCACCTTGAACCCACGAGTAGTCGATCGCCTCCTGACCCTTGCGGTCACCGACATCAAACTCAACCATCACAGAGTCAGTGTCACCGTAGCGCACCTTGGCCCCAGGAAAGTTCGCCTCGACATAGTCCCTCGTCTCTTCAATCATCTGGCGGCCTCGCATAGTCACAGTAGAAGCGATGGCAACCAAGGGAAGTATACCACCCCCAACAGCCCCAGTAAAGCCATAGACTGAATTCATCGAAATCTTGTACGCGAGCTGCTTGCCATTGTAGACCGCTTCCATAGGTGTTCCTTCCGCAGCCGCCATATCCTTCTTCGCCTTTTTGCGAAACTCCTTGAGCTCAGTCAGAATGGCTGGAAGCAGAGACTGAGTACCCTGTGCAAACTTGTATGGCCCATACTGCTCGTACTGGACGTCAGGAAGGTTGTCATACTTGGGGTCCATCACCAGACTCGAGTAGCAGAGATTGTGGGCGCACATGATGCTGGGGTACAGACTCGCGAAATCGAGTGCTGTGATTGGTCCGTAGTACGCGCCAGTCTGAGCATCTAGCACAGTCGCACCCTGATACTTTTCTTCATCCGCCGGATCCTTCTCGCGCTTGTATGGAATTGTCGGAACCATGAAACCGAGCTCGCGCGCCTTGCGAGTCATCTGCGAAAACACCTTGATTTGCTGACCACGCTCGCTCAGAAAGCTCAGAGGTACCCAAGTCGCCTTTGCCATCTCAATCAAATTCTGAATGGTGCAAAGCTTGGTCATCAGATCGTGTGGAAGCTCTGTATCCTTGATACAATAGTCAGCCACCTCACCGAGCAGATGAGCGTCTCCATCCGCATATCGCTTGAAAATCTCCTTGACAGGCATGTCATTCTTCTGATCCTTCAGAAAGTGCTTCGATACGTTGTTCAGGGAGTAGCTCTCGAGCTTGTGCTCGCGCTTCACATCCTGGAACAGGTCAAACACATACCGGCCACACATTGGCACCATCTTGAGCATGTTGTTACCGAGTGCATTGCTCGCCAGATTCTTGATGACGAGATCCACCGTCCGCTCCTTTTGGCGCCCCCATACATACGCATCTGGTGTGCACCCTGAAATTCCAAGACGCTTGTAGAGATACTCGAGGTCAAACCCAAATAAGTTCCACCCGGTGATGATGTCAGGGTCAATTTTCTGGAGGTGCTCTTGGAAAGCGCACAAGAGATCCTTCTCGGTTGTAAAAGACTTGGCGTTGTACGACATTGTACGTTTGAGACAGAGACAGGTGCGATCGATGTACTCAGACTTACCAAACACCTTGGTTGTCATTCCAATCTGAAACACCACATTGTCCTCCTTTTCTGGGTCTGGGAAGCTTCCATCGGCTGAGAAGCATTCAATGTCGAGAGACATGATCCTCAGAGGAGCAATATCGTCGCGCTCCACGGGCTTGAGCGACTTCCAGTCCTGGCAGTACAGATCGAATGTACAATTGTTGTTGTAGGACCGGATGCACATGGTACCCGTATTGATCCAGCCAGTTGATGAGATGCCTGTGCGGTGCATAAAACGCAAAAGAGGATCGATGTTCGCCTCATAGATGAAGTGCTGGTTCTTCTTGGCTCCAGCATACCGCCGACGGAGGTTTGACTCGGCAAATTTCATATCCTTCAGAGTTTTGAAACCGAGCTTGACAAACTTCACCTTGGTTGAGTTTTGAAACCCCCAAAGATCCTTCGCCTCTACAAACTCCCGAGTCTTTACAGTCTTGTACGTTGCAAAGCTCCCCATGTCTGATGAACGCACAAAGAGATAAGGCTGAAATGCAAACGATAGGGCAACAGAAGCACCTTCTGGTGTTCTTCCGTAAGCAGTGATTGTATACTCGTCTTCGACATCTCGAGCATCCCAGGCTACAACCTGAAATACCACCATTAAAAAGAAAGAGGCTCTTTCTTCTAGATGCTTATTTCACCTGAGGGACTAGCTTCCCTGTGTACATATGTGATTGATGAGAAGGTGACTATCGACCCTGAAGCGACTCGTATCTATATGAATGGTGAGGATCTGAACTGGGAGTTTAACGTTGAACATCTTGCTGCACACCCTAAAAAGTTTGAGCTCATATGGGCGAATACGGATCGACCATTCACCTGGATTATGTTCAGTGCTCTGCGCCACAACCTGCTGCACGTGTACGCAGTCAACTCTGAGGTTACTGATCCAATAGTTACTCGAATCCCTCTTGGCTTCAAGCACCCTGAGATGCTTGCACCTAATGCTCCAGGGGGGCGGAACATACTATGCTATATGAATGTAGGTGGATATATGGATAAGTTTATAGCTCACAAGACTGCTCGAGTTTTGAGGGATGTGTGCCGACAGACGTTCGAAGGTTGTGTTTGGGTGACGAAGGAGAACAACGTCAACCAAAACAAGTTTTATGAACGAATGATGAAGTCCAAATTTGTCCTTTGCCCCATGGGTGTCGGTATGGATACTTGGAGATTCTATGAGGCGGCTTGGTATGGAGCAACACCAATAGTTTTGCATTCAGCTCTGGATGATTTGTACGAAAAGTTTGGGGCGCTCATCGTGAATAAGTGGTCAGACGTTACTAAGGAGCTACTCGAGTTATGTGACCCTCGGCGCCGACCACTCGACAAAAGTGTGTTTAATATTTCCGAGTACATTCCAAATGCTGATATCGTATGATAATTATGTTCGCTTCTCAGACTTGATTATTGATCCATACTACAACCCCGACCTCAAGATTGAGGGGTCGAACATCAAGGCGGTACTGGTGACTGGTGAAAAGCAAATCTTCCAGAAGAATGTCAAGGTTCTGAGGGAGATTCCAGGCAAGCCAGATTTGTTGTACTGTAGAACAGACGAGCCATTTACGCGTCAGATGTTTGAGAGTATCAAGCCCTTTTATTCACATGTCTACGCAGTCAACTGCGAGTTCAAGCACCCCATGATTACACAGATTCCCATCGGTTTCAACACCATCTACCAGTTCCAGACGAATGAAGTGCCCGAGCGCAACATTCTCTGCTACATCAACTTTGATCATGAGCAGTCTCAGTATGTTGCACATGCTCCATACCGGTACGCGCGCGAAGATTGCTTCAACTACTTCAAGGATCTCGATTTTGCATTCAAGGAGGCTGATAAGATTTCATCATACGCCTACTTTCGTCGGCTGACCCAGTCCCACTGTGTAATATGCCCATACGGTTACGGGCTCGACAGCTACCGGGTCTATGAGGCTGCTTGGTGCGGAGCTAGACCAGTTGTGCTTTCATCTGGTCTGGACCCGTTGCACGCCAAGTTTGGCGCAATTATTGTAAATGATTGGTCAGAGGTGACCAAGGAGTTTTTGGAAAAGAAGCTCGCAGACGAGCCTTTCAAGTTTAACCCTGATGTATTTCATCTCGAGCATTTTATACCCCCGTCACCTTGTACGCCACCCCCGTCGACCCAAAGCCAGACTCCCCCCGCTCCGTTGTCAGATCAATCGTCTCAATCTCCCACACCTCAGGAGACTCGTACTTCTCCAGAATCAGCTGAGCAATGCGATAGTTTGGTCGAATCACATACGTCTGACGGGGGTCAGAGTTGTACAGAACAACCTTCAGCTCCCCAGTATAGTCTGGATCAATGACACCTGCCAGAACATCGATGCCGTGCTTTACGGCCAGTCCAGAGCGAGGTGCAATGCGACCATAGGTTCCGGGTGGGAGCTGCACAGTGATTCCAGTTGAAACCACTGCTCGATGGCCGGGTTGGATGACATATCCTTCGGTTGAGTATAGATCGTATCCCGCTGAGCCTGGTGTAGCGCGCTCTGGAAGCTTCGCATGAGGAACCAACTTCTTGACATTGAGGACCATTATATGTTATACGTGGCCTATTTCTTTAGTTGAGATATGGACGTGAAGTTCCAATATGTCCCTTGGCTAGAGCTTTTGTTGACATTTCTGGAAAGACAAAGTGAGCAAAAGGTATAGTTCCACCCCCAGAGACTTTTGCGGTAGTCTTCAATTTCAAAAGCCCCTCAGCTAGCACTTGTGTATAGAATCCTACTATATAATCCATCTTGTCTCCTTTGGTGCCACTTTTGGGCATATGAAGACATGTAATTGGTTCAATCACCATCTTCTTTCGCCTGTTGTTGACTGACGTCGGTGTATACTGCAGATCCTCGTACCACATAACGCATTCGGGAAATCCAGCGTAACCCTGAGTTTTTGTAAAACTGTTGAAATGGACAAATTTGCGAGTGTCACCCATGAGATAAGGCTTGTTAAAATACATTGGAAACTCATCAGCTAATTGAATGTGCTGGAGTGCATCCGCACTAGATAATCCTATCCATCCCTGTACACCCGCAGCTCTGCAGAGGTCCTTATTCAAGGCATCATCAGGACCAGAAAATGCAGTTGGATAGCCAGCTGCATTGCGGTGTGTCACCCACCTCTTTGTTTTGTCATTTGGTTCAAGGAGCAGGAAGAAATTTGTATCATACTTGAGTGCAAACATGCAGAATCTTGAATAGTTGTCACTCAGTCCAGCGACAGCTAAACCTGCAAATGGATAAAAATAGTGAAACTTGGTTTCATTCATATTTGAATTGGGGTCTGGTGGGTGCCCAGTTGCCCTGAAGAGTACAGTACCCATCGGTAGTGTTATCTTCATTGTATTGAACTGAGGATTTGGGATAGGATCCGATGCTATATTTCTCGGTATGTAATCGGTCCTAAATCTGTTCTGGTTCGTGCCACGGACCATATTCTTGTATGATTGACTCATCAGACCTGACCCGCTTGTAGATACTGCAGCTCTGAGACTAGATTCTCTTATATAGTCTTGAACACGAGCCATGGTATGTATGTAGAAAAATATTCAGTACAGGTATGGCTGACGTTATTGTCAAGCGAGGTGTAGGAATAGCACAAAATGCACCTCTCACGGAGATGTTTATGAATTTCATATGGCAATGTCTTGACGCGCCATTTGGTGATCCTCATTATCTTCCAGTCGAGACTAAAGGTGCTGTGGATTCCGAGTTTATGGTGCAGTTTAGCCCTGTACCAGTGAATTATGTACAGATTCTATACAGAGGTCAGATGTACATATTCAATTACCCAATCAACGATCCACGTCTGGTACCTCTTCAGGCTTATCCGTACATACGATATCGTAACATCCGTTCAATCAATATCTTACCGACTATGGCCACAGATATGCTCTGGAGAACACAAGCACTCGACCCCAACAGAGGTCAAAACTACCTCTTTTACAAGTTTATTGTTTGTTTGCACGAGATAAACTCCCTCATCTTAGAACGAGGTCTTACTGAGCGTGAAAACACCTTTGTTTCCAACTACTGGGACAATTTTGTTGCAGTTACCATGCGTCATGCAATTAAGGTTGGTGGATATGACATCAAGTGGCACCGTGATTCTACAGTATATCAGTTTGGACAAGGAACGCAAGAGGGTGAGATGCTTGGAACAAACCGGAAAGCTGGTTTCATTACATGTGGTGTGTATGTAAACCGTCCTCATGGTCTGCCTGGAGATGCAGCAGGAATATCATTCCTTCAGGGACACAAGAAGCACACTATATTTCCACCCGGAGGAACCATAGTAACTTTCATAGATCCATCAGTCATGCATCGTGTTGTCCCGGCCACCAGTGCTGGGACAGCACCAACAAAGAGGGGATTCATACAACGTTCGGCAATATTCAATGAGTATTTCACTACAAGAGAACGGGTCGAAGCGCAGATGGAGGAGCTCCCAATATTCACAAAAGCGAGTGTTCCTGCCCAGTTTAGAAATCTGAAAAAGGTTTACACCGAACTGAATAAATACTTTAGGAGTGTATCTGCAACTTTTGGTGTGCCATTGAATCAGATGAGAAACCGTATTCGAAATGCACCCAATGCGCATATTAATAATCTGTATGCGTACCAGCATCCAGAATATGCTGCATACCTCGCTACAAACTTTCCTGGTCAGGCTGTGAAGCCACCAGCCAACTTCTTTGTCTACAAGATCAAGGGTGAGGCGCAAAACAAGAGACAAAAACTGTTGAATCTTCACAATCTGTACAAAAACCTGTCACCTTCGTTTACTGTTCAGCGCGTCAACCAACCCAACTTTGTGAGTTATCTAAACACATAGACCCCTGGATATATAATGAAGAATGCCTGTGCATATGACTCGGAGCAGACCATGGCGGGTCTGATTCACCACATATGTGTGATACCTTTCAGTGTGGCGCACCACCGTCGGACCCGAGCCCGAGTCATGACTCACGGGAGGCCACTGGTGGTGGAAATCAAGGAGGTGACAGCCTTTTACTCGGACAATGAGTCTGTCTTGCGCAAGACGGAGCTGACCAAGTCGCAGGATGTCGAGTATGTTGTACTCCCTTGGCGTCGCGCCATTCCCAGAATCCTGAAGTTTGTTGTGGATAATGGTGGGACGCTGTTTGCTCACGCATGGCATCGAGACTTGGAGTTTTTGCATCGGACTCAGGAGTGGATGGGTGGAAAATCGAATCGGATATTCCACAAGAGTCTTTTGCAATGGCCGGAGACTGGGTGCTATGACAAGAATTGGGAGAGTATTTCTCGGGTGTGCTCTCTGCACTTTCTGATGAATCGCTGCCCCAAGTTTATGAAGAGTTATACCGAGTGGTATTCGACTCTGGATGAGGCCAAGTTCAAGGTGCACATGGATCTGCAACATCTTGCTCAGTTTGTGTATCGTCAGCATGACTATCAAGAGTCTCATACGGCGATTCATGACTGTCGAGACTTGGTGGCGGTTCTTCTAGAGGCTTACAACTCGGACACGTACAAACTTGATGGTCATTCGTACATGATTTCTGAAAAGTCGATGGAGCCTTTGCTTCTCGGTACCCAAGTAAAAAGAGACGCTGCTTTGAACTATCCCCGGCTGCAAAGTCAAACATGTCCTCCTCCCCAACATTGATGAAACAAGTTGGAAAGTCATAGTTGTAGCGAATCTTCATCATCGAGTTTAGAATCATCTGAATATATGTACTGAAGTTGCTCACTTCGTAATTCTCCTTCCATTCAATTTTAAGAATATATACATCCTCTTGCGGTTTACCCAGATATGGACCGCAAGGTGATGATTCTGCAGAACCCCCATCGAGGTAGTGCCACGTGCCGTACTTGAAACTCGAAAAGAGAAATGGAACCGCCACCGACATGCACAGAGCATCAATCACCTGCATGTCTGGGTGACTTTCGACGGAAAAGTAATGCGTCTGCGTCAGCTCGACGCAGAATGCAGATATGTACACCACCTTTGGGAACCTCTTGTAGAGTTGAGCAAATGTAATATTAGACTCATCCGGGAAGACACTCACAATGAGACTCCTGATGGTTTCACGGGGTATCAGACCGTAGGACTGTATGAGGGATTTGATGACTGGTTTTAGTCTACGAATCTGCACCTTGAGAGAGAGTTCGAGAACCTGCCCAAAGTCAAAGTTGGTCATGGCAATCAGGAAGCACAGGAGTGCTCCAGCCGATGACCCTGACAGAGTCTCCAAATCTGTCAGAGCACCTGAATCCCACAGCTTGTTGAGCGCGCCGAGCAGACCAAAGTATCCCAGAGCACCTGGTCCTATAGCTAGGTGCTTCATCTATCAGTAGTACTGAGGGAATGTGGCACGCAAAAACGCAAACACAACACCGAAGATCAGGGTATGGGTTGCCTGGATGGACATCTTGGACCCACCCGGTGGCAGGCTCAGGAACGTACCTGGGCTGAGAACATAGAACAGAGCTGAGGATACAACAATGTCAGCAGGCTTGAATGTAAGCCGAAGTACAAACTTCAGCAAAAGAAAGTACAAAATTCCGAAAGTGAGTGCTCCTGTGATAGAGTCAGTCTGGTAGAATGACTTTAGCGCAACGAACAGAATAGCCGGATACAAAACCTTAGGTCCTGTCAGATCCGGAAGTGGCATTTAATTAATACGTAGAGTTTTTGTAAGACCACTCGCAAAACGAGTTGAAAGTGGCAAGATCACAAATATAGCGCTCCTCTTTGTACTGGCGGATACTCATCCACATGTTCAATAGATCCTCAGAGTGCCAATCCTGCCAAGTCTCTGGGTCGAGAGGCTCCATCGACCCATCATCCTGAGTATCATCCTCGATGGCATCTTCACCGTAAAAGATAGAATCCTGAGCATACTCGTTGAAACCCATTTTTCCTTATTGTATATGTAGCCTAAATCTTTAGGCCTTACCCGTGATACCAAGAGACTCTCGCTTCACCTCTGGTGCAGCATCCAAGATGGCCTGGAAAGCACCCTCTGCGCGAGCCTCGTCACCCCCAAAGAAGCTCAGAAGGCCCTTCTTGATCACCTCGCGTGTAATGGGTGCCTTGGTTACACGCTCCTTGAATGAAACCTTTTGCTTATTAACATTTACATTATCAATCTCCTCCTTCTTCATGTACGTTTTGATAAAGACGCGGAGCTCCTTCTCGCGCTTGTTCAAAACTCCGATATCCTTACGGGCTTCGTTCAGCTGCTTCTTGAGCTCGACCCACTCAGTCATGACATCACGAAAATCCTCCATTGTTATATACTAGTTTATATTCTTAAAGTGTCAATCTCTCTGCACCCCACTCGTTAATTTTACCCCTGATGAAGGTGTTCCAACTCAGAGTTATGCGAGGAGTTTCACCCGTGTACTCGAGAACCTCGTGCTGGGCTTTACTAGGGAATACAATAACCTCATTCTTCGAGCAATTGACATGAAAGATTTCCGCATTCAGGTGAGTATTCTCGAGATGCTTGTACATAAAGAAACTGGGATTTGGGGTGTGAAAAGTTGTGCTGAAGTAGTCACCCTCGAGGTATAAAACACCACTCAAAACACTATTAGGATGCCTATGCTGGTGATGAGCCCTACCCTTATATGTTCGGTTCAGCCATGAATCAGTGATATAAATCTCGATCTTAGGATCAGAATGTAAAACATTATAAAAGTAATCTGTTGTGACATCCAAAACTATATGCTTCAAAAGTAATAAACGTTCATCCGATAGGATATCGAAATTCTGGCCAATCTGATTTCTAGTGTTATCCTTGAAATCGACCCAATTCAAATCTAAGGGAGGAATGTCAAACTTGCGCTTGTATATAGGAACACTAAAGAGTGGTATAATCTCATGTTCCGTCATGTTTTATTATTCATTCATTTCTTTATACACGTGCACCAATCTCGAACCCTGGGCGCATCAGATCTGGTGGGATGGTGGATACGTTCCAGATTGAGACTGGGCTGCGTGGGTTGGGGGGCTCGGAGCGCTCCTGGAGGTTGGCATTGCGCAGGTTGCCGCCGATCGTCTCTGGGAAGCCAATCTGCTGGCGGGGGTCAAGGAAGTTCTGGTTGGACAGGACTGAGTCTGGGGAGAATGTACCAAAGTCCTCGTCAGTTGAAACCTCGCGAGGGATCATGTTGCTGTCGAGGCTGGAGCTGACATCCGAGCCTGGCTCCTGACCAAGGGAATAACCTGACTTGTTCTGGCCGAGCAAAAGATAGATGGCGATTGCTGCCAGAACAAACAATGCGAGAGTCTTGCTGTTGCCGTTCATTTAATACTAACGATGGATAAAAAAATTACTCAAAGTCTCCGGGAGCATAGTTTGCACCGGCCTGGACGTCGCTAGAGGCATTGTTGCCAAAGCTAATGTAGCTGTCCGAGTCATAGTGAGCGCGTCTCACTGGTGCCTGTATGCTACCAGAGTATGACGAAGCCTTGCGGATAAAGAAAATGTACAAGAGGACAGCTACGACAATCATCCATGGGTTGATACGGAATGCCATTTATATCTAGTCAAGATAATCATTTGGGTCCTCCTCATCTTCATCATCCTGGAACATGTACTCGGCTGGCACCTTCTTCGAGACGGAGCCAGACTCCTTGACCTGGATGACGCGGAAGATGGGGCCGAAGGACTTTTTGAAAAAGTACACACCCGACAGCTCAACAATCAGATCAACCTTTCCAGACACCTCATCCATCGCCTTGGGCTGCTTGTCCGCGCCAAACACCTTGGTGACAACCTCACCCTTGGCGGTTGCCATCTTCACATCAAACTTTCCATCAGTCAGTGAGCTGTAGAAAGCCTTGTCGATTGCAGCTGGCGTCACCTCGCGACCAAACCAGTCCTGGGATGAAGCCTTGGCCTTTGCAAGGATCTCCTCCTCATACTTGCGGATAGCCTCCTGCTGAGCCTCAGTCAGCTGGATGGACAGATCTCTGCTCAGGCTCTGGACATCAATCTTGCTGAGCTGAAAGTAGACACTCTCGCCGGTGATCTTCAGGTAGTAACGGCCATCGGGCAGCTTTACTGGTGTTCCAAACTCCATTAACTAATTTCTAGTTTATTATTAATGTCGTGCAACGCATGCTCGTGCACGGAGAATGAAACAGAGCCGCTCAAAAATTATTGCACCAAATCCAATGGTGGGTTTAGGTTCAGGTGCAGTGACTCGTGCTGCATCAACTGCAACCGTCCAGACAGATTTCCAGTCAAGCAGCTCAACCCTATCGGCCTTCCTATAGCAAATGAACCGTTCGAGACGGATAGCGCATCCATGACTAGAACCATCTCAACATCTGAACCAGTCCCCATAATTGGTCGACCATTCGAGCAGCTCACCTACAAGAAACCGAATGTGCTCTACCGTATCCTCCAGGGTGTCCGGGTTTCCCCCAATACATTCAGTATAGGAACCTTTGTTTTTCTGACGGTTGTCCTGGTATGCCTGTTGCTATTGAGTACCCTCGCAATTTTCACTTAAAGGAAATGAGCCCTTGTTATATAGAAGATGGCATCCACCACCACCGACGTTGCAACTGCTCTGGCTTCCCTGCGCGATGAGATCAAGGCTCTTCGCAAGGATCTGCGCAAGGTCAAGCAGCACATTGAGGACCCCAGCGGCGAGAAGGCTAAGGCTCGCTCTCTGAATAACGGATTCCGCAAGCCCCAGAATGTATCACCCGAGCTCAAGGCTTTTCTGAGCATGGGTCCCGAGGACCGCATTTCTCGTGCCGATGTCACCAAGCGCATCAACGAGTATGTGACGGCCGCGGGCCTGAAGAAGGGTCAGCACATCCTTCTGGATGATCAGCTGCGCTCGCTGCTGAACCCTCCCGAGGATGTGCAGCTGACTTTTCTGAACATTCAACGCTACATCAACCCTCACTACATCAAGGAGGTGCCAGTGGTGGCCGCTGAGGCGAGCACTGAGGTACCAACCAAGGTGACTGAGCCTGTGAAGAAGCCAACCCTGAAGAAGGCTCTGCCAAAGGCTTGAATCAAAGGGCTTAAAAATAAAATGCACGTGTAATATAACAAATGGAAGGCACGGACTCTGTGACACTCGTTGAGGCGCCTCAGATGGACCGTTCAAAAATCGAAAAACTCGTGGGTACAAAGGTTAAGAACCTTTCCTTGTACACGCGGGCCTTTACTCATAAGTCGGCACTGAAAAAGTACAAACTCGAGTCGGACAATGAGACGCTCGAGTTTATGGGGGATTCGGTTTTGGGGTTTGTCATTACTCGCTATCTGTTTGACAAGTTTGAGGAGCAAAAGGAGGGTTTCATGACTCGGGCTCGTACTCAGCTTGTGCGCAGTCAGACTCTGGCTAGCTTTGCCAAGATGCTCAACTTGGGAGACTTGATTATGATGGATGACAAGGGTATCAGGAATAACTGGAACAACAACACCAAGGTGCTCGAGGATTGCTTCGAGGCGCTCGTTGGTGCGATATATCTGGATCTGGGGATGGTTCACGCAAAGAGTTTTATCCTTGACGTGATCCAGACTTCTGGGTTTAAATTTGAAGAGGATAACAACTACAAGGATCAGGTTATGCGCTACTGCCAGGCGCACAAGCTGCAATCCCCTGATTATGGAGTAGATGGCAACCACAATGGAACCTTCTGTATCACCCTCAGGGTGGATGGTCATGTCTGGGGCTGTGGCTATGCTCTGACCAAGAAACAGGCTGAGCAAAATGCAGCCCAAATTGCAATCAAGACTATGAAGCTCCAGATCCCGAAGCATGTATAATTTTCTGCGTCAATATCAAATGTTTTCTAGGAAGAAGACCCCACCAACTGAAAAGATTATCAGAAATATGGCCAAGTATGCATCTGGTAACACAGAGGCTCTTAACAAATATAAGCTCAACAATATGTTGCGAACACTTGTACTGGTAGACTCGCGTCTGATGAATAACTACTACCGCAATAACAACAACGGTAGCTGGAAGACTGCTCGGAATACACCTCTTACAACAAAAAACATCAAGGAGAATCTCGGTATTTATGGATACTCTCGGTCGAACATCTATGAGATGCTCTCAAACTACAAAAAGGATCCCAAGAGATATGCTTCTATGCTTAAGTACCGTCTTGGTTAAAGATGTTGAGCGCTCTTACTGTATGCACGAGCGAGTCAAGGAACTCATTGAACAAAATTATGCGGATCAAAAGTCGGATGCGTGGCTAGCTTTGCGCGGTACGATGCTCACAGCGAGTGATGTAGCAACAGCTCTGGGTGATAATCCATATGAAAAGCCGTCGAGTCTGATTGCTAAAAAGTGTGGAGCGGGTAAAAAGTTTGACGGGAATGATGCGACTCGTCACGGTGAAAAGTACGAGCCGGTTGCCAGGGATCTGTACTGCGATAAGACTGGGGAGGTGGCGCACGAGATTGGGCTTGTGCAGCATCGCGAGTACAAGTGGCTTGGGGGATCCCCTGACGGCATCACAGAGAATGGATTACTTATTGAGATTAAGTGTCCGATGTCGCGCAAGATTGAGAACAAGGTGCCCAAGCATTATCTGCCCCAGCTCCAGATTCTGATGGAGATTCTGGATCTGGAGGTGTGCGACTTTATTCAGTACCGACCAGAGCCGTACGAATACATGGTGACACGAGTTGACCGAGATCGCGAGTGGTTCAAAGAGAAGCTACCAATCATGAAGAGCTTTTGGGATGAGGTGTTGTACAAGCGGGAACACGGACTATGTGAGATTGTGTAGTACAGCAATATAATAGACAAGATACCGTCGACATAACAGAAAGATAACCTAATGTAGCCCCCGTGCCTATGGCAAAAGCTTCTAGGAATAAACTCATACTTAGATAGAAGAGACGTACCTTTAATATGAAGTGCATCTTTTGCCATAAGAAACTCGCAATGATCAACTGCAGAGGATGTACTGGGACCTTCTGCAGTGGATGTATTCTGATGGAGGCCCATCAATGTACAGGTATTGAAAAGATGAAAATAGCTAGTAAGGAGAGGCTGGCTGCGAGCCTGCCGGTTGTATGTGCACCAAAGGTGCAAAAGATCTAGCGTCTGAACATGATGATTAGGGCTATTACTACAATTGCAATCAGTACAGTCGGGAATGTATCATCAATCGAATCCATCAATGGAATATCCAACCCCTTCTTTCCATTTCTCACATACGTGACACCCTCATCAAACTCGTATTTGCGAAATGGGTACATCTCAGGCACATTGTCAACCCATAGAGTCTGGGCCATGATGTTGGGGGGCATGAGCTCGAGCTGTGAGCGTGGCTGCTGATCCTTTGGCTCGTCAGCTGATGGGAACTGTGGTTCCTCAATCTCCTGCCAGTCAGAGAATCTGCTAAACATCCCACCATCCTTTGTCACGCCTGGAGCGAAGGATGGGCCTGGGATTGCAGCCTCGATGATACGATTCACTTGGTTATAGGCACCAATATCATTCATTACTTGATACGTACATTTTAGTTCTGACCTTGTCGAGGTGGCGAATCCACATCTCGTCCATGTCTACATTCAGCATATAAGCCAACTGGAATAGATAACTGAAGACATCACCCATCTCCATAAGGATATCCACCCCACGCTCTTTTTTCAGGTTTGTTTTCTTGTAACTCTTCTGATGCTGCCGAATTGCTGATGCGAGTTCACCAACCTCTTCGGTAAACAAAAGCCATACTGTAGGAATCGAAGCCTTGTCCCAACCCTTTGATCTGCAGATGTTATACGTGTCATATTTGAACTGATTCATCTTATATAAACAGAGTTGCTCAGCTCTAAGTGGGTGGAAGAGGATTACGTATACGTGTTTCATCCTTCACAGCCTGATATTTCTTGGGCAGCTGAAGAGTGGTGGGTGGTGCTGGGACGTCAGCCATAGCAATGTATGGCTCCTCGATGGACCATCTGGCAATCAGGAACGCGAGTACAACAAGCAGCCAAGTGTACATTACATTTGACTTATATTATTCTTCAGAAACCAATCCTGCTGATTGGGAGCTTCTTACCGTATGTTGATGTGTTTCCGGGCCACTCTGGGGGTGGCGGCAGCTTGCCGATGTTCTTGTTGTAAATGAGAAACTGAGCAATACGTGGCTTCATAATCTGGACCGCCTCCTTGACACAATCAGAGTTCATGTTGCCAATCTGACGCTCAATATCCGAGTAGGGATCCTGGAAGCTCTTCGCGTAGACAGTCTGCATGAGTACAAAGAGATCACTGGGGTTTTGTGGACCGACGCGCTGGCCAGTCTCACTCATTATAGCCTGACTGATACCTCGCTCGATCTGAGCAATATTCTGCTTCGAGTAGAATCTCATCGAAAGTGGGGTAGATGCTGGAGCAGCCATATGTTGTTATAAAGGGTTAAAAAAATTAGGGGCTACTAACACAATGAAGGTTATCAAACGTTCCGGAGATGAACAAGAAATGCTATTCGACAAGGTTACCCAACGCATCCGTGGACTTTGCACCGGACTCAATGTACAGGCAGATAAGGTGGCTCAAAAAGTATTCACATCAATGTATGACGGCATCAAAACCTCGGATCTCGATGACATCTCAGCTGATGTAGCCATTCACATGCTCACGGATGACCCAGACTACGAGACGTTGGCTACCCGTATCATTGTCAGCAATATGCACAAGAATTGCGCCAAGACTTTTAGCGATTCAATGCTCGGCCTTCACATGAAAGAAATTGTCTCTGATGAGACGATGAAGAATCTAACTCTTGATCTAGATGCAGTGATTGATCATCAACGCGATTACAAGTTTGGTTACTTTGGCATCAAGACGCTCCAGAAGATGTACCTGAACATGTACGAGACGCCACAGTTTATGTTTATGCGGGTGGCTCTGGGTATCCACGGCTCGGACAAGGCTCGAGTCATCGAGACGTACAACCTCATGTCTCAGCACTACTTTACCCACGCAACCCCCACCCTCTTCAATGCTGGCTCGAAGCGGCCCCAGATGTCGAGCTGCTTCCTGATTGCCATGAAGGATGACTCTATCGAGGGTATCTATGACACGATGAAGGATTGTGCTCAGATTTCCAAGTGGTCGGGTGGCATCGGAATGCACATCCACAACGTACGGGCCAAAGGGTCACGGATCCGAGGTACAAACGGCACCTCCGATGGTATCATTCCCATGCTCCGTGTGTTCAATAATACAGCTCGTTACGTGAATCAGGGTGGTCGGCGCAAGGGGTCCATCGCAGTCTACCTCGAGCCATGGCACGCAGATGTCATGGAGTTTTTGGAGCTGCGGCTCAATCAGGGTGACGAAGAGTCTCGGTGCCGCGACTTGTTCACTGCTCTCTGGATCCCTGACCTCTTCATGCAAAAGGTGGAGGCGAATGAGCTGTGGCACCTGATGTGCCCCGATGACTCACCAGGCCTCTCGGATGTGTACGGTGAGGAGTTCAACGAGTTGTACAAGATGTATGTGGTTCAGGGGAGGTACAAGCAGGTGGTCAAGGCTCGGGACGTCTGGAACGCCATGATCAAGAGTCAGGTGGAGACTGGGACGCCTTATATGCTGTACAAGGATGCGTGCAACGCCAAGTCTAATCAGAAGAATATAGGTATGATCAAGTCGAGCAACCTGTGTACCGAGATTGTGGAGGTGTCCACACCCGATGAGACTGCAGTGTGCAACCTGGCATCCATTTGTCTTCCGACGTTTGTAAAGGATGGTGAATTTGACTTTTCTCAACTTCATAATGTGGCGAAGGTTGTGACCGTCAACCTGAACCGGGTCATTGACAAGAACTTTTACCCGACCGAGTCATGCCGCAAGTCAAATATGCGTCACCGGCCAATCGCTATCGGTGTCCAGGGTCTAGCTGATGTCTACATGATGATGGGTCTGTCATTCGATGAGCCCAAGGCTCGCAAACTTAACAAGGAGATCTTTCAACAGATATACCGTGCAGCCCTATTGGCCTCGAGTGATTTGGCAGAGGAAGAAGGACCATACGAAACCTTCGATGGTTCACCCTCCTCAAAGGGTATCCTTCAACCGGATATGTGGGGTGTAAACACGGAGAATTTTGCTTTCATCAAGCAGTGTATCGCTAAAAACGGTCTGCGTAACTCGCTTCTGGTGGCGCCCATGCCGACTGCCTCGACCGCTCAGATTATGGGCAATAACGAGGCGTTCGAGCCGTACACAACAAACATCTATCTGCGCCGAACCCTTGCTGGTGAGTTTGTGATGGTGAACAAGCATCTGGTGCGGGATCTCCAGAAGATTGACAAGTGGAACAAGGAGACTAAGGATCAGATTATTCGAGATGGCGGGAGTGTCCAGGCTTTGGACATTCCTGACAAGTTGAAGGGTATTTACAAGACTGTGTGGGAGATTTCATCTCGCTCGATTATTGACATGGCAGCGGAGCGTGGGCCGTACATCGACCAGTCGCAGTCGATGAATCTATTTGTCGAGAATCCCACCACCGCCAAGCTCTCGAGCATCCACATGCACTCGTGGAAGAGCGGGCTCAAGACGGGTATGTACTATCTGCGCACACGCGCCAAGGCCAAGCCTGTGCAGGTGACTCTCGATCCTGAGGTGTGCCGACGCGACAACCCCGATGGGTGCCTGATGTGCTCAGGCTAACGAAACACCTTCATGAATCCCCGCACATTTACAGCGAAAATTACAGCCACTATAAGCAAAATCAGCCAAAGATTGCTCGTTTTTCGTGTACGATCTGGCTGGTTTGGCAACCGTATATAACTAGAAGTTTGCTCACCTGCGAGCGCCTGCATCTCCTCCATCTTCTTCTTTACAAGTTCTTCGACAGTCGGGATGTCAGTCTCAGCCATTACTTCTTGTCAACATTTTTGTCAAACTTGAAACACTCCCAGAGTTTTGATGCTCGCTTTGACAACTCGGAGAATTCATCAATTGTATACTGGCTCCCCATACTACGATTACATGAGGCACAGATTGGCCTGAGGTTGTCGAGATCAGTCTTGCCACCTTTGCATTCTGGTATATCATGACCAGTCTCAAAGTTGAAGGGAGTCATCATATTCTCACACCAAGTCACTTTGCACTTGTTCTTGAAAGTCTCCCCACAGTATATAAGCCACACTTGCTCACGCAAAGCCTTGGGAATCTTCTTCTTCATTATGGATGCATGAAGACGTATTCCTTAATAGGGGGTGTAAAATAGTCGGGATAGGGCTCCATTTGCAGTGGCTGACCAAACAACCAGTGCCATATATACTCCATCATTACAGCATCCTTTTTAGAATCTCCATGCATTACCATATCATACAACTCTATGTAACGTTCTTTTGAAGTGTTCTGAATGGCATCTCTTGTTACTATAAACTGAGCGTTTACATGACACTGATAATTATGTGGTAGATCCATAGGCATGTATTCACTCCATTTATTGTTCAAGAGATCGACGTCAATTTGATAGAATTGCGTCACCCAGTGATTGTTCAAAGGTATATAATTGTATTTTGACAAGTTTGCATCTCGGATGAGATTTAGTATTGGCCTATCACCTTTTTGATGCCAAGCGTTCTCATGACCATGAATGAACGCTACATAGTTTGGGAGAGTATAGTAGCGTTCAATAATATACTTGAGATATGCTGTAGCTTCATTTCCATGATTAGGGATTGCATATCGTTCCTTGACGTTTTTTAGAGTCCACGGGTTAGACCCTTCATGTTCTATGAGTACAACAGGCCAGGGAGATTTATCTAGCCATTCCAGATCTTCCTTATAGTAAGAAACTACAATCTCCATCTAACGTCTAGAAGCAAGAATAATTGCTGTAACAAGCGCAATCAGGACCAGAGAATTGGTCGAGCCAAACATCTCACCAGATGTGTATCCAGACTGCTTACCACCCACAAGCTTCATGAGCATGCTTGCGAAAGCCTGAAGATCTTTAATTAGACTCTCGATCATGCC